TTCCTATCCTGATGATGGGCCCATGCGCTAAACATTGAACCATAACGATGGCGTATGTATCGGATGGTTTCATCGATCTGCCTGAATGGGTCAAGGTGTCTGTACCATTGTGATTTCATTTGGCCTAAGCCGTAATGACTCCCATTGACTGCATTTGGGTTCCACCTTGATTCCTTAGTGATGATCTTTACTAGACATTGATATTGCTTGAAATCAATGATCCTTGAATGTGCATATAGTTTTAGATAGTCGGTCTGCGTAGCTGCATAAACCGGTTGCACGTTTGTTGAAATCAAGCCTATAAGTAGGCACAACTGTGGCAATAGCAGAATACGCCTAAGCGAGCAACCCGCCTCAGCGGCTCGCTTTAAGCGAATCCAGCGTACCGAACGAGTCAAATACATTGCAAGAATGTGGATAACTTGAACGGGGCCTCGGCGTGTTGTCCACAGGTTATCCACAGGCATCATTTATCGCCACCCCAACCCTTACCCTTAAAATGGATAGGTGTTGACGTCCATATTCGTTCCATAGTAACCATGCAATAAGGGCAACCAGGTGGCGTGAAATCCTCATCGTAACCGGCCTTGATTGGTTTCAGCGTTGAGCAGACCGGGCATCTAAATTCATAGGTCGGCATCATCGACCTGGAAACTGGCAATGCCCAATGTGCCGCATGATAAGCATTCTACGCAATGAACAAATGGTGGCAGGTTATCCGTCACCTTCACAATTTTGTGATCGGTTGATTTTTTTTCAACCCTGCAATCAAGCCTGATAGTTTCTAGCATAAATACTCCGATTCAAATTCTCGATGGGGTTTAAATCTGATGGATTGATCCAATATGAACCATCACTGCGTTGCCTGGATGGTCTGCGTGCCATGCCAATGGGAATCCATCCAATGATGTAGTAATTCGGCGAATTACCAGTGACCAAAATGGCCACATCATCAGCCCGATCACGATCACGCAAGATCAGGCAGCCTTCCTTCCATGGTGTGTGTTTGACTTCCAAATTCCACCCCACATCAGCTTGATTTTTGAATGTGTTGACGGTGGCCTTCCATTCATCAATTCCGAAATACTTCGCAACGGCGTTTTCGGCTCCGATGGCTTCGCTACTTCGGGCAATATCCTGAAACAGATTCAGTTTTTGCACGGCGTAATCCTTGAGCCCTTCGGAACCAACTGCCCGGTCCAGCGCAGCTTTAGCGCACGCCATTTCCTGATCATGAGTCAATTTCACCAAAATCATTTGCAGTCCATGCATTCCCAAATAAGGTGCAACCCGTCAACCGTGACGTATCGACCAAATTCCAATGGTTTCCATTTTTCACATCGATCACACCAATCGATTGAGATTGGATTTGGCTCACGAATCACGGTTCCATCAGCTTTAAACACGGTTTTCTCACCGGTTGCAATCTTGATCATTTCCATGTCTCCCATGATTACACCTGTGGTTTCCACTGGCCATCGCTGGCTAGTACGTACCAAATGGGACCGCATTGGGTCGCCTTGCTTTTTTCGGTGCATGAGTAATTGGCCCAGGCTTTACCCGTTTTTGCCGATGTGCCTTCTCGCCAAATACGGTGTCCATGGACGCACATTGGGGCTTCTCCGACCAATTCCCCACCAAGCTGGGTTTTGATCTCCTGGATGGCCGTTGATGCCGTTGTAAACCCATCCTCACCGAATGGCCTTGACCATGGGTCATCATCGATGAACGCCTTCGGCATCGTCTCGACCTGAATCATCGATTCTTTCGATGCCTTTTCCTCGGTACCTAATACCACCGACGCGGCCCTGCCGATTGCGCTGCTCACGGTATCTTCAACGTACCAACGTTTCATTTGAACGTTGTACGCCGTCACCATGCCATGTGCATAATCAATCGCGGCTGGCTTCTCATCCTCATAATGACGATAGATTCGGCATTCAATTAGGATGTAACCCTTTTCCGGATTCCAATCGATGATGGATGTTTCAATCCGGTTGGTTGGATAGGTGGCGTGCAGTCTGATGACTTTCTGATTTACGGTTTCGTAATGGTCTAGGAAAGACATTATTTGGCCACCTTAGATTTGCCCATGGCCATGCCGATGGATCGGCCGTGATGGTAGCCCACCGATTTTCCGTCCCGGTATCCCATCGAATACAAAATGGTTCCGATCGATAGCTGGGCCAATACTGCGAACCCAATGATTTGTTCCATGCTCATTTTTTCTCCCGATGGCAGTTGGTTGGTCTGCCTGGAGATAATGTGACGCATTGGACCGACAAAATCAAGATTCACGCGTGATTTTCGGCGTGTCTAACCCCTCGGATGATCCTTGAAATGCTCGATCAGCAGTGACCGGATTTCCCGTACGTCACCCCTGATGCCTTCGGCGAATCCATTGGAAACGGGTCGGGAATTCTTTTCAGCCTTAGCTGCGAAAATGGCCGCAATTGATGAAATCGTTGCAGCGGCGATCAATCCGATCGCGGCGATTGTTTCGGTCATTTTTCATTGTTGCCGAACGCTGCGTCATTTGGATTTAGGTATCGGAGAATTACCGGTGCAACGGCGGCGATGCCAGCCATGGCGATGGCTTTAGGATCGGTCACGCCGGCCATGTAAACGGCCAGGCCAGCAGCTAGGAATGAACGCAGCCATGAGGCCACCATCGCTTTGAATTGATTCATTTGGATGTCTCCAGTTTCTTCACTAGCGCAGCGGCTTTCGCTGGCGTCAATCCCACTTCAAAATGCATTTCATCTTTTCGGTTTCGGTAATCGCCTCCCCAAATTAAACCGTATTTTTTGGCTAGGGCTCGAATCATTGGAACTTTCTCATTTGGGAATGTCCCAACCTTGCCCAATGGATGCTGGGTAGCATTTAGATCAATGGCCGTTCCGCTTGAATGATTGCTCAGTTTGTCGGTTGTGCCACGTACCATTCGGAAATGGTAACCCCAATCATCGAGCTGGCCCTCATCGATGGGTTCGATCAGCTCATGAAATTCGGCCGCAAAACCAACCAATAGTGGTGAAACCGCTTTAGCACAATGCAATTTGATTTTTGTGCCGGGAATCAAAAACGTTTCAATGCCTAGTTCGGACCGATCTTTCGATGCTGGCCAACCGTTTTGCGACGTTAAATTCATCCTATTTCACCTTCAAAATGAATGGGATTTTCGCATTCCCAACGCTTGAGATCATTCAACGTCAATTCGTCATGGCCACATTCAGGCATGGGTGGAATGAACGCATCATCGATGGGATCGTATGTGTAACCAATGCCGGCATAATTGAATCGAATGTTGCCGTTGTAGCTGGTGCGCTTGCACACTTGTTTTCGATACTCCCCGTAGGCTTTTTCCCAATCGGTGATTCCGTCCACTTCTTCCCATTCATCGCGTCCGGTAATTACTTCGGTGACGATATTGTTTTCATCTAAAAATGCATAATGAGCCATCAGACTGTTACCGTTCCTGTTCCGGCCGTGAATCTATAAATTGTAAAACCACCATTGTTTGTTTTGGTGTGAACCAATGTGCCACCGATGGATGTTAAATCTGGAAATGAATCTGGATATCTTAAAATTACAATTCCCGATCCACCAGCGGAACCGCCTGTTCCACCATTTGAACCGCCGCCGCTTCCACCACCACCACCGCCAGTGTTAACTGTTCCGGCAGTTCCGATCTGTCCCGTATTCGATGGCGATGCACCGCCGTTGCCACCACCTCCGGCACCGCCCACGGAACCCGTTGGGAAATTGTATGAACCACCACCACCGCCGCCGGCGTATGTGACTGATGATCCGGAATAAGAATTTGAAAGTCCTGCACCGCCATTTTCACCCGATGGGGATGAAACGGTTATACCTGCGGCACCGGCACCGCCGCCACCGCCTGATGAACCCCAGGTTGCTCCCGATGATGCGCCCACGTTTCCTTGACCGGCTGGCGTCGCAGCTCCTCCGGTACCACCGGCGGTTGATGCACCACCGGAACCACCTGCACCGCCATTGACCGCGGTTAAAATGCCATAGGCACCAAAACCGCCGCCGGCCGACGTGATCGATGAGAAAACTGAATTGGACCCAGTTGTATCGGCTGCGCCGCCGGCTCCGACCGTAACGGTGAAGGATGTTCCGATTGGGAAATTGGCCGCAGTTCTGAATCCACCTGCACCACCACCACCACCGGCGTATGTGTTACCTGATGAGGCAGATCCACCACCACCACCACCGGCAACAACCAAATAATCAACAAAACGTTCAGATTTGCTCTGCGCAAAAATTCCCAAAATTTGCATTTTACGATAGCCCACCAATAATTGTGAAAACATTTGATGCAGTACAAATAACTGTTGCCGCACCATAACGAGATGTTATTTTTGGAGCCGCTACCGATGCACCGGCTGATGTGATTGTTACACCAGCACCTGCTGCGAAAGTTACCTGGCCCAATCCGATTTGTTGAACGTTTATTTGTTGACCGGCTGAAAAAACGGATGGTGGAACGGTGACCGTGATTGGTGACCCATTTGATGCGGTGACCAATGCCAATGCATCCGATGCTTGCAATGTGTACGACGTTCCGGTTTGTGCATTAAATGTGAGCAGTTTTGGCATTGCCGCGGCTGCTAGATCATAGGCAGATTTTACCGCCGTTGATGTAGCTGCAACCGTTGATGATGTTGTGGATGTTGAATCGCTAAGTTGCACCGCACCTTTTTGGGACGTTGATGCATCCTGAATCCCCACAGTGATTGCGCCGGATGTTCCTCCACCGGTCAATGGTGATGATGCCGTGACCGCAGTGATGTCGCCAATATCATTTGTGATCCAGGTGAAATCCATGTCGGCATTTGTGGCTTTCGAAAGAATCTGACCGGTTGTACCGCCTAGCAAATCGGCCATTGATGTTGCAACCGCTTGACCGAACACTTCAAAATCGGCCGGTAAATCCGTGACCAAATCTGTGTTCGTCGGCATTTGCCAGTTGAATGGGGTGGTTGGATTGCTCATGTTTTCTCCTTATGCTACGACTAGCGCATTTTCCCACGTGAGTGTGTTTGTGATGGTGTTCCATCGTTCCGACACGCTGACCTCTTCCCACTTCAATGCCTGGATGGAATAGGCCAACGGCGATAACAATGCCGTAACGGACAGGGTGTTGTACCCAGCCGAAAATTGCCAACCTTCGACAAAACCAAGATATTGCCCAGCGGTCATGTTTGCCGGCAAATTAGCAATGCGCAATGGCATTCCCATGAATATGTTGATCATCGAATCCCGATCGGAATCATCCAATTCAGGGTTGGTCAATTCAAATGTGATTGATTGCATCATTGCCTGTGGGAATGCTCGCAGCTTCAAATAAAATGCCGCCTGACTGGTCGCATCCGCAGCATCATGCAATGTCGTCGAAATAATTTGACCTAATCGACCAAAAACTGAGATCGATGTTAAATCCTCATCCGATCTTTCATTGTTTGAATTTGCGCCATATTTGATTGTTACATCATTTCGAACATCACCGGATCGGGTTTGAATTTTGATGCCACTGGCTAGGGCCTGATTTGCCGTAACGTCCACGTATCCATTGGTTGCCAAATACTGCGTCCGATGCGTTGAATCTGCGTATGAAATTCGACCTTGTGCATCCTCATAAATATAACCCAATCCCGATGTGGCCAACGCCGAAACCAACGAATAAACATCGATCGGATCGGCTGACCTAGCTGCAAGATCATAATTTCCCGGCGTATCAATCTCACCCAATCCAACGTTTTGAGCATTGGCCCAGGTTTCGGTTGCCGGTGTGTAAGTGCCCCACGTTAATGATGATGGGACTTCCGACCAATTATTGATGAGCAAATCCGTTAAAACTTCCAAAATCTGGGTTCCATCATTTGCACGTGGCAGATTGGTCAACCAATTTGCCTTCGGTAGCCGCGATAACGCACCCAGGGCCACGATTGAAATGGTTTGGCTGATAGCCACGGACCCACCCTGCGTCACTTCAACGGAAACATCGGTCACCGATCCACCCCAAATTGGGACGAATGTGCCGGTCGAATCTTGAATCGCTATACCGACCGCATCATTGATGTTGATTGAAACCTGTGATTGCGTCACATTGTAAATTGAAAGATTGCAATACCCTGCCTGCGCTTGCTCATAAATGTTTGTTCGACCACTGGTTGCGGTTAAATTTGCCAGGACGTAATTCTCATAATTGACGCCATTTATCGTCACACGCCAGATTGGATTCCAAATGGTCATGATGTGACCAACGCATTGGCACCGTTTGTCCCACGATAGAACGAATTGTTCAAAACGTTGATGATGGTTCGGGCCGTACCTTCAGGATCGATGGCACCGGATACGTTTAGATTTATGACCGTTCCTCCACCCATTGCATTGTTCGGGATTATCGATCCGTTTGATCTAGGCGTGAAAATCTCCGGGCCACGTTCGCCGACCAGGTATGACGTTCCACCTGATACCGGTCCACCGTTAGCCCTACCGCCACCAAATACGGTATCAATGGCCCCACCGATTGCCTGGGTTACGGGATTGTTTTTGATGAAATTAACAATGTTTTTGATTGCGTTGAATGCGCTATTGACCAATGAAACCAGGTTGGCAAATAAACCGATAACAATTCCGATGGCAGTTCCCAACGTATCGAACGCGGCTCCCAGGATTTTGCCGACAACGGGTGCATATACATCACGAATGAATTTGGCAACGGTCTTGAACAATTCGAGCAATGGGGCCAATTTCTCCCGGTTTTCGTCGATCTTGCCGGTTACCTTTTCAAATGCGGATCGCAATCCATTGATGATTGGCGTCAAGAATGTTGAAATGGCTGGGATCACGTAATCGGTGATAAATGCCCAAATGGCTTGAAATGTTGGGATAACGAAATCCTTGATGTAGTTGGTCAAGGTTTCAAAAACGGGTGTGAGTTTTGGCCCTAATTCTTCAGCCAATTTTTGAATGGTTGGAATTACGCTATTGACGAAACCGCTGACCATTGGGGTAATTGCATCGAGTACAAATGACCCGACCGTTTCTTTACCTTCATTGAATGCAACCTGCAACCGATCCATTTTGCCAGCGAACGTGTCTGCCTTTTCTGCTGCCTGGCCTCCGAATGTTTCGGCCAATTTCGCGGTGATTTCCTCCATCGACATTGTTTTGAGTTCGGCTGCCGATAGTCCGATCCCCAATTTGGCCAATGATGCGGCGTTGCCTTCCTGGGCTTTCGCCATGGCATTTGTGACGGCCTCTAATGACTTGCCCGATCCAGCAGCTACATCAAGGGCCAATGATTGCAATTTCAATGCAGAATCGGAATCTCCTGTTGCCCGAACCAATCTTTCAAAACTGGGACGCAGTTCATCATCGGTCACACCCGTCAATAATGATGTTTTCGTGATCTGCGATTCGACGGCGGCAATTTGTTTGTTTGTTGCACCCGTAACGTTGACCAGGGTTCCGGCTAGTTTAGCCTGGGCCGCTTCATCCTCGATTGCAGCCTTGACGCCATCGACCAACAATTTGCCGGCATAAGCTGCGGCGGCTACTCCGGCGGCTGCGAATGCGGCTCCGGCTACCTTGCCAAATTTGCCTAATTTGTCGCCAAATGATGAAACATCCTCGGCACCACTATTCAGGCTTTTCTTTAGATTATCGACGTCACCAAGAATGGAGAGTTTTAGCGTTCTTGAACCTTGACCGGCCATCACCACTCCTTCGCAATTTTACTAAATGAATTTTCCCATTCGTTGATGATATATGGTTGTTCGGCACGCAGGGTTGGATAAATAAACCAACCGCGTGATCCGCGGCCTTCACGGCCTGACCACACTGGAAATTGTTTAAACCTATTCGATCCGAATTCCGATCCACCCCATAGGTCACGGGTAGTTGCTCCACCTGAGAATTTCTGCGATACAAAACCGAATGAAATCTCACCGATCTTGCTTGACTTACTTACCCGTGATCCTTCGGCGATGCGGCTGGCTACGTTGCTTGATTGCAGACTGCCTGCCTTTGTCGAAATCTTGCCCTGGAGATATTCAGCCAATGCACCGGAAACGAGTTTCGCCTCCTGGGTTGCCTGTTCGTCCATGGCCTTAAATGCACCAACAATTTTCCGCAGTTCGGCTTTATCGTAAGCAATAGCGTCATCGGCCATTTTGCTTCTCCAATACTTCCAACGCGGTCAAAATCTTTTCGGCGGTGTCCCATTCGGACATGGGAATTTGCGTGGCAATCGCTAGTTCAATGACTAGCCGGCTGAGACTGCCTCGCTGGTGGCTTTTGGGTCACCATCATCGAACCTCACATCCGAAACGGTTTCCGTCCACACTTCAAATGGCTTGACCGGTTTACCAGCGTTTTCGCGTTTCATGGCGTTATAGGCCAAAAATAGCAAATCGCTGATTCCGATTTCACTAGCCTGTTGAATTGTCTTTCCTGTTTTGTTTTCCCATTTCATCCATTCAGGTGGGGCAGCCACGTATGTGGCCACCTCACCGGATTGGAATTCAATCGTGATTGCAGTTTTCATTCTCCCGATCTCCCTTTATTAGTCCAACGCCGGCGTGGTCACGCAGGTGAATGCTAGTGAGGCAGTTAGCGCATCAGGCGCAGTTCCACCCAATGATGGGAAAATTGGTTGCACGCTGAATGCATACGCAACGCCTGCGACGGTGAAAATCACCGGCAATGCGGTGTTTGGTGTGGTTGCAGCTGCGTTCCACAATGCCTCACACAATGAGCTGACTGCGCCAAAATCCTGGAGCATTTCAACGTTGAATGTTCCTTGTGTGTCTGTTGTGTAATACGCTTTTCCATCAAGGGTTTGATATGTGTTGATTGTTGATTCAATTTCAAGCGTTGCCGATGTGGCTTGAGCATCATAAGTATCACCATCGATGGTGAATGTGATGTCTCTACCGGTGATGATAGTGGTCATTTTTGCTCCTTAGTTATTTTCCTGGGTGAAATAGGTTGAAACGTTCAAATCTGCGACTAGCAAATTGGATGCACCAACCGAAATGATTGACGGCCTTTGAACGTCGCCGACGACGTACCCTGGAGGCATTGCCCCCAAAATGCTAATAATCAGGGCCTCTAATTGGTCCAAGGCACCCGAATTGCTATTGTTGGCAACCGCTGCGGTTACAACAAAATTGACCTTCACCTTAGTGACGGCCCCATTGATCAATGTTGATTCAAGCCATGGTGAATCCGGGATGATCACACATGCAGGTGGGATCACGGCCTCCGGTGCCACCGGGTAAACCGACGCAGCTACTCCGGCCAACGCCGTTGCAAGATCATTGCGAACGTCCAACAGTGTGGTCATTGGCATATTGAATCCACGTCATAAAACGCCGAAATCAGGCCGATTACTCTGTTTTGTAAGCTGCGGCCCATGCGGTACGGCGTCGGCGCAAAATCAACGCCTTCGATCTGTCCACCAGGGGCCGTGATGCTCTGAAAAATTTCAACCGACACAATCAGGATTGCCTTATTGACTGCCGGAACGTTTGCATATATTTCGGCGGCTGAACCGCCATCGAGTGTGACCGTTCCCGCCGGAATCACGGGAGTCAAAATTCGATCAGCTTCATCGACCACCGCAGTGACTTGAAATGGTCGAACCGAATGATTGCTCACGGTGTAAGGGCCATCGAGGCCGTTACCAATTCCAGCGAGAACGATCCCCTGTCCCTCGACGAAATAATTTGGCCGCAGTGTGTCGATATACAAAACATCATCGATGATGCGAGTTGAAACCACTGCACTTTGATATTGCGTGAGCATTGGCAAAATGGTGATTTCGGCAGATTCAATTATTGAATCCAGGTATTCATCTGAAAATAAGGATTCGGAAACGCCAAGCACCTGACGCAATTCATCAGCGGTCACAATGTTTGGCATTTCCGATCCTCTCGACTGCTCGGCCTGTTCGGGAGTGACCAGGCCGATGTTTAGTTTGTGGTGAATTAGTCCTTGTTGAACGCGTAAGCACCAGCCGCAATTTTCGTGGCCGTGGCTCCATAACCATACAGAAGAATTCCAATGGAACCGTCTGAAATGATGTTTGTACGCAATTCAAGGCGTGGTGATTCGTACCATGTGTAGGCATCGCGGTTGATGACGTACATTGAATCGTCACCCAATCCTGTTAGTGCGGTGTCCACCCATAGATCGATTCCGTTTACAGAACCACGGAGTGAACGTGGTTGTGCATTTCCAGCCGCGTTTTGTGGCTGCAATGCGTTGTAAATTGGTCGGCCATCGACGTTGAACGACATGATGCGGCCCCACATTTCAGGTGAAACCACGATTGCATCGGCGAATTTGAATGTGTTTGCGTAAACGCTAACTGCACCAGCTGAAACCCATGCGAGCAATTCCGCGGCGGTGATATCTGTTCCATAACCGGTTGCAGTCTTTGTTGCACCTGCAATGATGCGTGATGAGTTATACGCATTTGTTGCACGTGCATATTGTGAAGAAAGATTTGAAATCAGTTCTGAGAAAAATAGTGGATCGCTGCGATCTGCTAATTCCACGGACATGACCTGGGAGCCCTTGAATGACTTCACATCGACGTTGATGAATTCCGATTCCATAACAACCGGTGTGACGGGATCGAGTTCATCGACCACCGATACATCTGGTAGCTGAGTAATTTTTGGAATTTGGAAAACAAGGCCGGCGTTTGGCAGGGTGCCTGTTGAAATTGAATCGATTGAGGCTCTTACATCGTCGGCAAGGCCGTTGACCACTTCACGCAGCTGGCGTGTTGGGATCAGACCTGGATTGTCTGTTGATGCCGTTGCCGCAGCGATGAATGCACGTGATTCCTCGGAACCACGAGTTGCCGCTACTTTGTGCATCAAATATGTTTCAGGTGAAACGATTGGGTTGCGTGTTGCAATGAAATTGACTGGCTTTGGTGCTGATGATGCCTGTACTACTTCAGCCGCTTCTACCGTCTCGGCGGTAGTTGGCTCTGTGACGGTGTTTTCCACGGCGTCTCCTTCTGTTGATGGTGTGGGTGTTGCGTCCGCGTCATCATTGGATGGCCCGGAATTTTCTGGTGCAGTTGTTGCAGCGACATTTGATACACGTGCTGAATCAAATGCCGGATTGTGTGTTAGTGCAACCCCGACCAAATCTGCTGAATTGACGACCATTGTGCCGTCCTCGTTATATCCAAAATCATTTGCATTGGCTTCCACTGAAAATCCGTCACGCAATCCGTCGATTGCTTCCTGAATGGCATCTGATCCTGCGGTGGTCTTTGAAATCTTGAATGTTGCCTCGATTGATTTTCCATCGGGTGCAAATTCCATTGAAGTGTTTTACCGATTGGACGAGCTGAATCATGTTCCAAATTCAATTTTACATTTGCAGGATTCAATGAACCTGATTTGAACATCACTTTTCCTGTTGATGCATTTGCCGGAACGTCAAATTCGACGATCTTGCCGGTGATTGTTCGTGCCTCAGAATCAGCTGCGGTGATAGTGAATGGTGTGGTTACTTTCATTTGATCATTTCCTCCGCGTTTCGTATTTCCTCCACAGTGATGGCCGGATTGCCGTTAGCATCCACAATGGAATTCAGGGTTTTGTAAATGTTGGCACGTTCAAGATCGCTGCCGCGTAGATAGTCTGAAAGGTCGTACCGGACTTCCTGGGTTGATGGCACGAAATCAGGCATTGATAACCGTTCGGTAATCGAGGTCATCAGCGGAATAAGTGAAAAATCGAGCAATGTCTGCCGCTGCGTTGTGGCGTTGGAGTACGTCATCGATGAACCGGTGTTTGCGTCGACGTAATACGCCGGGATTCCACAGGCACGTGCAATTTCGGTGGCGATGTATGAACGAGCTGCGGCCAGTTGTAGTTTTTCAGGATCGAATCCCACGGTTTCCAATGTGACGTCGGCATTCAAAAACGCGGTGCCACGATTGCGGCGTGCGGTTGCCCATGAATCAAGCAATTTGGCGATTCGGTCAGCAGGTAATGCCGTGCCGTTGGATTTCAACACCATCGACGGAATTGGTTCGCGTGCGTACATCGCAGCGGCACGTTCTAGTTCCGCACCCGTGCGGATTGTTCGGCCTGCTCGATTTAACACGCCTTCATCATTGCCGTTGAATACAACCAACGAACCTAATCCTGAATTTGGAACCGGTGATCCATCAACCATGTAGTATTCAATTTCAGTCGCCAATGAATTTGTTTGAATGGTGACGCGTGATGGATTGACGCGTTGCACACTGCGAACGCGATTTGTATCTGCAAAAAATTCCGTAATTTGCCAGTATGCGTAACCGTACAGGAGCAAATCCTCGCACGTCCACACGTATGTGGCTGATCCTGGAACGCGTGGGTCCGGTGTACGGATAACGCGTGGTGTTGCATCCTCGATTTCAAGGCCGGTTGATCGATCAATGACTTCAAGGCCAATCGATGCAATCGATGAACAAATTATGTTTCGAGCCCTGGCCCCGGTTGGTACCGACATGAATTCTTCACGGGTTGCAGTATTTGCACCGCCGAAAAATGGCGTTAATGAATCCAAGGTTGTAACGGGTCCAAGCTGCGCAGCCACATCAGGCCCGGACGGTAGCCCTACCGTTTGAACCTGACGTGTTGCAAAAATGTCGCGTATTCCCATGGCTTGATTTTCTCAGGCCAATACCACTATCCAACCATGATATCGGTTTCCGTCTCTGGGCGTGTCGCAAAATGTGTGACCAATGCGGTGGCCACACTTGCGCACACTGCCGTTTGACTTGCCCGGCGTCCAATGACCCAGCCGCCATCGCCTCGACGCAGTTGCACCGCACTGAGCATTTGCGCCGTTAGTTCCGGCTGGTTGGTGTGACGCAATCTGCCCGAATTGATTGCACCCAATAGTTCATCGCAGCTTTGAGGATACGCCGCATCCATGTCGTAAATCGGAATTCCAGCCGGTTGCAATCGTGCGGCCACCGCCCCACTGGTTTTCCTGGAGTACAACAAATGTTCGATAGGATATTTGCGGCAATAAAACGCGGCGTCATTTGCCACGGCTCGATCATCGAGCTGACGTTCGTTTTCCCAGGTGTGTAGTAACTTCACGACGAACCGTTCGTCCCCTAGTTTCTGAGCCCCGACCAATGCGCAATGGCGGCGATCCGGTGAAATGTCCAAGGCCAACCACGTGAGTTTTTCGGTATCCAATTCCAATTCGGGTTCGGCACATGAATCCCACGCAGCTTGATTGATAATTGATGAAATTGTTTGGACCCATCTGCATAAAACCTCGGTCTGTACAACTTCGGGTGGGTCTTTCAAACCGCTTCGAATGTTATCGATGTGGATGGTGTGGCCCAATGCCGGATTGGCCATGGCGAAATTTTCGTCCGTCAATGCGTCCGATGCACCTGACCATTCGAAATATCCAATATCGTCAACCACACCGGACGCAGCGGCGATTCCCCGTTCGCGTAGCAAATTTAGCACTTTACTGTGTTGGTCACCTGCGTTCGAATAGGTCATGACCATCGGATTTTTCGCCGCGAGTAGGGTGTACCGCAGCGATGCAAATGATTCGAGTTCGTGCATCTCTCGCAGCTCATCGAGGTGAACCGTCTCCGGCTTCGAAATACCACGGGCCGCCGATCCTCCAGCCTTGATGATGAACCGGTTGATCCCGGTCGATCCTTGAACCTCGATTTCCTCCGAACCATGGGACCAGCGAATTCGCTTTACACGTTTGGCAAGATCATCGGAGGATTCAATCAAATTGACCAATGCCCGGAATTGCTCCAGCGATGTGGCCAATCTATGAGCTGAGGCCACCTGCAACGATTCATCCCAATGGAATAACCCCATGAGAATGCGACTGAGCATCAACGTCGATTTGCCGGATTGACGGGCCACCACGATGGCGTTCAATGGCGTAGCCCACCGGCCGTCAGGCTTGACCTTATGAGCATGAATGGCCACGAATTCCTGCCATGGCATGAACCCATTTGGAAAGATTGTTTTCGCAAAATCGATGAGTTCAGGGCCCCTGGATGGCAAATCATTCAATGGCGTGTGGATTCTAGGCGTTGGACTGCCCATAACCGTAGCTGATAACGGTGCCAAAACCGGTCAAGCCATTTGAAGTGTGGGCCGAAACCGTGTCCGATGTGAGATTCGAGGATTCGGACCCAAAAGTCACCAGCGAGGCAGTCTCAGCCGGCTAGTCATCGAACTAGCGATTGCCACGCAGA